AAATATCGTAGCTGCCGGGGCCAAATATTGCCTCTACGGCGTCTGGATTGTTGCCACGCACAAGCCGCATATATTCTTGCGGAGAGTTTTCAAACAACTTTGCCGCTTGTGATGCCATTGCTTTTTGATCAATAGCCTGCATCCCTTGGGCATAAGTTTTAAGGTAGTTTTTCCAACCGGGGCCACCAGGGCCAGCCGCAGCTTCAATAGCATTGTCAATCAATGGTCGCACTTCTTGAAGCACACTGCGCGTCACTTTGGCGCTAACTTTAGGGTCAGTCTGACCCAAAATCTGCATGATGCGCTCATTAATTCCTTCTTTGCGAAGGGTATATAGATCGTGCGCGTCAATGACGCCGCCGCCCTTTTCTGTCAAATTGGCAATGTCGTCTTTAATTGAACTTAAAACTTTGGCAACATTTGAACCACGAAGACCAGGCTGCGCCAATTTTGCGTCAATAGCCGCCATGATGCCACCGGCATCTAATGGCCGCAGTCCGTAGTCTTCAAGGCTGCCAATTTGACGCTCAATAAATCCAGCTTCTGCGCGGCGTTGATTGGCAATAGCGGCAAACGTATCTGATGTTTGTTTCCACTCTTGAGAACGATCACCAGCCGATAAAAACCCAGGCTTTCCTTTAGCTGCGGTTGCGGCTTGCTGCGCGGCTTCAGTTGCTGGCGAAATGGTTGCTTGGCCCGGACGAGCAGCGCCTGCTTGGCTTACTGCGGGTGTGCCTATTTGAGTTTCTAACGGGCCAATCCGCCGTGCTGCTTCTTGAGATTGCGAAACAGCGCCCATAGGCATACCGCCGCGCAGCGCGTTTACCATGCTGGCTTCACGCTGTTGCAGTTTTGGAGCCAACTGGTTCACGGTCTGTGCCGCCTGATTAGCTGCCTGCAACTCTACATTCCGCATATCGGCGGTCAGTTGATTCAGCCTTTTAATTGACGCCTCATACGCCGCCCGTGCTTCTGTTTCATTGCCACCTTCAGCCATGCGTTGCAATTGCGCTAAATCATCTGCCGCTTGGCGCTTCAGCAAAGCAGATACTTGATCTGTTTTACTTGTCATAGCCCCAAGAGCCTGAAAAGCATTGTTTTGAATGCCTGATGCGGCCTGCGCTGCGGTAATGTCAGCCGGTGAAGCGGTAAGCGCGGCACGGATAGCCCCAATCCGATCACCCGCAACATCACGCGCAATCTTGCCTGCGCCAACTGCGGCCAATTTACCAGTAAAAGCATCCTTTAGAAACCCGGCGCTTTTAGCCAACGCTTTGACTACAGGAGGCGCAACTACGGCTAAACCAGCACCAGCGCCAGCACCAGCGCCAATCTCATCAGGATTAGTAAGCGCGGCAGTCGCACCGCCAGTTACACCACCACCGACAACTCGTGCGCCAATATCCGCAGCGCGGGTAGCCAATGGAACGCCTTTGGCTACAGGAATTCCAGAACTGAAACCAGACGACCGCATGGCGTTCACAACAGGATTAATTAATCCGGGTGCATATGGGGCTGCTGCCGCCAACGGGCGAGCCAGCAAACCGCCAATGGGTGCGGTAATGCCAGCTTCTGCACCTAACTCACCCGCGCCAGTAAAGACAGGAAACTCTTGCTTGAACGGTGCAACCCGCGCTTGTGACTCAGCTTGGCGGCGTTGGGCATCAGTAATCAGGGATTGACCTGTTTCTGTTGCGCCAACAGCTTGCAAACCTTTACCAACAAGCCGCTGACCACCAAGCACAATGTTGCCGCCGCCGCTAATAACGCCTTCAGACAGTGCTTGAAATGGTGCGCCAACTGCCCCAAAAAACCCGCGTTGTTTTTCAGGGGCAGCAGTAGGGGTAGCAGCAATAGGTGGTGCAAATAACTCTTTGGCTTTTGCAATAACTTGGTCATCGGTTGCGCCAGCCGGCCCCTCAATTTCGCGCATAGCACCGCTAGGGTCGCGCACCTTGTAAATTTGAGTTGCCATTATTTAACTACTTTCCATTCGCCACCGCCCCCAGCAGGCGCTGGTGCAGCATCAGAACCTGTTAAAGCTGTCATTGCCCTATCCATTTCCGGTGTCCACGCTTTGCCAGCCCGTACTTTTGCGCTTTGAATTAAATTAGCCATACGCAATTTTTTGGCTGCTACAGCTTCATCTTTGTCCGTAAATGCAGGAATGTACGCATCCATTTGGCCTTGCAACTGTTCTTTATTGTAAGCAGCACCCGTAGCCAGATACAGCAACGCATCAAGAGCGTCGCGTTGCGCGCCTTGCACAATTTGACGATTAGCATTACGGGCTAAGTTAGCCGTACCACCCATACCAACGGAAGAAGCCAAAGCCTCTGCCGCCCCTGGTTGCGCCGAATCTGGATCTTTTTTACCAATTTCCTTAATTTGATTGGCTGCGGTTAGCACTCGCCCAATGTTGTAAGCAGCTTGCTGTTCAGACACCGCTGTTTTTTCTGCCGTAGCAGATGGCGGTTTTTTACCAGTCAATGCAACGCCGCCGTCAACAGCAGGACGACCTTGACCAGGCATAGCAGGGCCAGGTGCGCCAGCTAACTTAACCGGCGTTGCTATGCCGGTACGGTTGTCAATGCCAAAGATTTGAATAGTTCCATCAGCTTGCTCAACTTCTTTGATTGTTTTGCCAGGATTGGCTTTTTCCCACGCAAATTTTTCTTGAGCCAATCTTTGATTGCCTTGAGCAACGCCCAAGTTTTGCCGCGAAACATTCAAAACACCACTTTGATATGGCGTCATTCCCGCAGCTTGAGAAGGCAGGATTTCTTGTTTAAAAGTAGGACTGTTTGGATTCTCGTCCACAAAAATTTTACCGCCATCAGGGCGTTCAATTTGCATTATTTTAGGCGCAACTAATTTCTGTTGATCCAAGGCCGCCTTAGACATCTCTGCGCCTGTCATTCCCGATGTTAAAAGTGATTGCTTTCTTTGGTCAACAGTCATGCCTAGCATTTCATTAAGCCCACGTTTGGCAATTGCTTTAGCTGAGGGTGAAAATGTAGGGTCGTCGTCTATGTCTTGCATATACGCCGTTATGTTTTCATTTGAGGGATTTTTGCTTAAGTCCAATTTCATGCGGTCTACGTTTTCCCGCTGTTGTCTCCGTATGTCGTTTTGCGTTTTTTGTCGCGTTAACGCGCTTACGTCAAATTCTCCAGCTTCTTTGACTTTGCCTGCCATCATCAACGCTTGCCTAACTTTAGCGGGGTCGTCGCCAGCAGCGCGTAACGAACTTAAAAAGTTTGTGTTGGTTTCATCCGCGCGTTTGGCAGAATTTATCTGGTACTGAGCCAACGCATTCTGGTTCTGCGCTTGCTGTATTTGCGCGATTCTGCCGTACTGCTCCAGCGGGTCGGGCATCTTAAATTGCGCTCCTTGCGCTATCATTTCATTGAGTGCCATGATTGATCCTAAGAATAAGCAGAGCGCCGAGTTTCGCGCAAAATGTCCATCATCTGGTTGGTGTTGTACTGGTTAGCAAGAGAACCAGCCAAATTGTTAACCGTGTTACCAATTCCCAATTGACCCGCAGCAGTGGCCTGCCCAGCTTGGCCCATCAAGTTGGCTGCGTTTGTGCCATAGTTTCCCATTGCCGTGTTGGTGGCGTTGGTAGCATTAGTGCCGCCTGTCATTAAATCACTTAGCGGTGCCAACTGATCAGCGCGGTTTTGACGATAGCGGTTGTAGGCGTTAGCGTATTCTTGAGAGGCCATTTCCTGACCATATTCCTGTGCATTTCTTAGTGCTTGACTAGAGAATAAGTTTCCCCCAACGGATTCTCTGCGTTTAAGTGCGTCCATGCCTTTTTGCAATCTAAATGCTGCGCCAGGGTCAGCTTGGAATTTGCTCATGTCAAACGGCTGAACAGCAGAGCCGTAGCCCATTGCATTGGTGTTTGGCCCCAGCCCAACCAACTCTAGATACCGATCACGCGCTAGGTTTCCGCCTGTCTCAGCACCTTGGTTACGCGCTGCCATTGAGTTGTAGATGCGTTCTTGCAGTGCCAAAGCGCGGTTAGCAGCATCTGATTGAGTGCCTGCGGCTCGTTGGCCTGCGTAGGCTTGAGATAGGCCACCAAGAGCCGAACCAGCACCTTGCAAGAAGCCGGGGCGCAGGTAAAACGGCGTGTCAGAAGAACCACCATAAGATACTGGCGTTGACCCTGCCGCCATCATTGCGTTATCTAAGGTACCGTAGTCGGCTGGGCTGTACGACACGGGCGTTGATCCAGCGTCCATCATTGCAGCATCTAATTCACCGCCGCCACCGCTGCCAAAAAGTTCGTCTACAAGTTCATCATACCAAGCCATAATCGTTCTCCTTGTTACCCAACCACCCAGGCCGTGCCATTGTCAAACACCGGGCAAACCACCGCACCACCACCAACGGGGGCAGCTAGAAATGTTGGCGCCAAGGCATTTGTCACCCACGATCTGCGGCCTTGTGTACCGGCTGCTGGCAGGGTTGCTACTGTGTACGCCGCACCTAATCCATTCCCCCCATTGGCTACAGGGAGGATACCAGATACATTGGTTGTAAGATCAACAAAAGTCGTAGCCGTTGTACCCGTGCCGCCGTTAGCTATTGGCAAAGTTCCACTGACCTGAGTGGTTAGGCTCACCCCACTAAGCGCACCGCCAAGCGTCAAATTACCTGACGTAGTTACCGTGCCTGTCAGCGTAATGCCGTTGACCGTGCCAGTGCCGCCAACGCTAGTCACCGTGCCGACAAACGCATCGTTGCTGGTGATGGTGAAGTTGGGATACGTCCCGGTCACTACCGTCGTTCCTGCACCCGTCAGCACTACCGTCAAGTCGGGCAGGCTGTTGGTCACTGTGATGGTGCCTGCGCCGTTGGTCACAGTAATGCCTGTGCTGGCTGTCAGCGTCCCTAATGCGTAGCCGGTGCCGTTACCAATCAACAGTTGGCCGTTGGTCGGAATTGTGCCTAACCCCGTGCCGCCATTGATGACTGGCGTGATTGCTAGACCACCGCCTGTGATGGTGTAGACGTTAGTAAACCAAAGAAACCACTCCATAGACACAGCACCAGTCTGCGCGTTCAGCAGTGGAACGCGAGGTGCGGGAATCTGGGTGATGTTTGCCATGTCAAGACTTTGTTGGACTCAGCACCAACTCAGCGCCCGTGATGGCGATTTTTACCGGGTCAGTGCCGCTGACTTCATACACCCGATCACGCAACTTCAGCGTCATGCCCAGCCGACGCCAGAACGTGCGGTAGCCGTACTCACCAATCTGCCCCATGCTGGCCCAATGCTCGTTTGACCAAGTATGGCCGCCGTCGTCGCTCCAGCGCAACATAACTTGCGGATTAGCACCCTGAGTTGCCAGTGCTTGTTGTTCTGCAATTAGAAAATCATCGTTTTCTGTAATTAGAAAATCTTCATCTTCAGTCACAAGATATATTGTTTCTGGGCTAAGTAATCCATTTAACCCAACGCCAGTTTCAGCGTTGAGTTGCAGCGTATGGTGTGCCGTGCGCTTGAAGTTGTTTTCGCCGGGTGGCAGCGCCCTCCACGAACGCAACCACTTTTGAACCCCGCCGTTGTCAGCGTAAACGTCTAAGTCAAACCTGTAAAGGTTGCCGTTTTCAAAGTCGCCAACAATGATGTTGCCGCCAAAGTTGCATTGGCAGTTGCTGCGGTGCCGCATAAATTGACCGTCATCGAATCCAGCACGTTCATGCCAAGCTTGGGTCGACACATCGTAAACCCATGTGGCGTTACCAGACGGGAATGTCAGCACGTAGAAAGCATGGCCTTCCTGCTGGTATGTGTAAGCAATAGCGTCCGAGATGTTGCCGTACTGGGCAATGGCGTACTCGATAGCATGAGTAGAAACCCGAGTGCCGGTGTAGCCGTTGGCGCGATAGACAATACCCTGCCCACGGGCGTCTGTACCCAGCCAGAACAGGCCGTTGTCCAGTTTGGCTACGGAGTATGCAGACACGCAGCCAATCTCGTTAAAAGCCCCTTGGATGCGCTCTAATGGAAAATTTTCAGATCCTGCGTTGTACCAGACTTCAACCGAGTCAGTACCAAACACCCACAGTTGACGGTGG